TCAAGGTCAAGGACCTTCCTTACCACAAAGGCAAGGACAAAAACTAAGTCTCAAAGTTGCTAGCCACTTTTAGTCTCCCAGTAGGAGTAACATGTCTAGCTGTTGAGTTCTATCTCAGTTTTGAAAGTTTGTAAGGAAGCGTGTCTGTCTAAATGGCACGGGGCCATTTAAGTGTCTCATAGAATGATTAAAAGTCATTTTTATATGTATCTATAATTTAAGACTCCACTATCCCAGCATAAAGCTTTGGAGGATCGGCTTGTGCTTACCTCCTTAGCACCAAATTATTTTATTTTATCAACAAAGTAGTTACTGCTACTATACCCATACTTTTTTCTAGCTTGTTGAGCATCTTCTTCTGAATTAAATGGACCTAATATTATCCCATTTTCTTCGCTACCATGTGCAGGTACTTTTTCGTACACAGCATACTGTTCTCTGAGATTCATAGCTATTTTTCTTCTTCTTGGAATCTTTTCTCCCAAATCTGCCTTGTTCCGTAAGGATCATTTATGTAATCAGTAAAAGCGTTCATTGCTTCTTTGATTGTAGAAAATGCAACTTGTTTACATCCTACATTGATAACACATCCTCTTGAAAGAAATCTAATTCCTATTTCATAATCTCTTAGACATTCCATTCTAGATGGTCTGTATTTTTCTGATCTGTCGTCATATGTTTTGGTTACACATGCTTCCTGACATAATTCTGGTTCTGGCATTCCTACTACTTCGTTCATAACTATTATTTTATATTAATTTTTAATAAATCTAAATCTTCCCCATTTTTTTATTCCAATTCTATTTTGCTCATTGGTCTTTAGCATATGATTAATTCCTTCCATTGGATAGTTTACATCAGCTTTTCTTATAACTTCAGGGTGCCAAGGCATACCAATTGATATTCTATAATTATAGATTTGAAATTCCATAGCATTAGATCCTCTAGTTTTCCAAAACTTTTTAAACCATCCTTCTCTTCTTTCTATTGTAAACCAAAATACCCAATCAACTTTTTGACCCATACTATTTTAATTGATTCAAGAATTCGTCTACTACATCCTGGAATCTTTCTGCTACATTAATTTTTAAGTTAACAGCATCTTGAATTTTACCTTGACGTTTTTCTTCAAACTCGTGTTGAGCCTTACGTTGATCTGCTAACCACTTATCATAAGCCAACTTATACTCATTTGCTAATTCTAAGTTTACTTGATTAACTCTTGCTTGAATTTCACCTCTCTCTTTCTGAATTCTAGCATTCTCAGAAGTAACAGCATTCTTTGCTTTTGATTTGAAGTAATTCACTTTTTGCTCATACCCTCTATGAAGTCCTGCTAATTCTTCATGAATTGCAAGCAATTGCTCAGGTGTGTGGTGAATAGTTACTTTAAGAGGAGTTCTTTTTCCTGCTTCAATATCCATAAACTCTAAAGTTTTAATGGTAGGAAGTTCTGCTCTTAAACGGTCTAGAGTTCCTCTTTTATGAATGAACTGACCAATATGTGAAGCATAAGCCTCTGCTTCTAAATACTCATTATATTCGGCTGCAGTCATTTGATCTAAACCAAAATCTCCATCTACCTCTAAAGGAAGGTTTTCTGAAATGGTTGTAGGACGGATTGGAGCTTCTACCTCATAGTTGAATTTCTCAGTTTGAATATCTTTAATTAATTCATCCTTAGCTTTGATGTTTTCCATCAAGAATGCTTGAGTGGCAGATAATCTTGCTTTGGCTTGTAGTAACTGTACTACGTTTTCTGGAATAGGATTTCCTTGAGTTTCAATATAGGTTTCAGTACCTATTACTAAAGTTTTCTCTACGTTGTTGATGTTATCTAATTTAGTAGAAATCTCTTTTGCTCTTTGATTGCAAAGATTAGAGATTGATTGTGCTTGAGACATTGATAACCCTTTTGCTGATAACGAATTCTTCATAACTATACGATTTTTACTAATTTAATTATTGTTGTATCTTTTCTGTTGATTAATTTTGCTATTGCAGTACCAAACCAATTGTTTTTAACTAGTGCTACTGCATATTGGTTTTTAACTGTGGTGCCCTGTTCTTCGGTTAGAAACCCTTCTCTAACTAATCCATCTACGATTGCTTCTTTTGTTGCATTATAATTAGTTAACTCAGATGCTAACTGTACTTCGTCTGTTGAATAACTTGCCATAACTTTTATTAATTTTATTTCTATACTTTAATATACGAAGAAAGATCCAGATATCCAAATCTTTCTCCGAATATTTTTCTTATTGGTGATGACGAATATACTTTCCATGTCTGTCAACTCTGACATTCATTTTAGTTAATTCGAAATACCAATTGTTAAACTTACCCAAACCTGACCTTTGTCTTGCTTGGCGGTTTGCAGATGCTACTGCTTCTTCTCTACCGTTCTCTGTTGTTTCAACAAAAAACGTGGGAGCCTGAACACCAGTCTTACTGGTAGGGACTACTCTCCAAATTCTCAATTTCTGAGTCATAAATTAGCTAATAGCTAATCTACATTGGAGATGAAGGAATTGACCTCATAATGGATAAAATTTAGTGGCCTTGGGGAATTATGATATCCCAACCTTTTCGTTATGAGCGAACTGCTCCTCCTTTGAGCTACAAGGCCTGGTAGCGTAACGTGGACTCGAACCACCCCCCTAGCTTATGAGACTAGGATGCAACCTTTACACTTTAACGCAGTTTATTAGCTGATTAATAAGGAGTCGAACCTTAAACCCCTACCTCCTTTAGATTCAGAGGTGGTGTGCACCCTTACACCATAATCATTCCGAGAGTTTCGAACCTCTCAGCCTTAGGTTAATTACTCCCAAGGTTTGCGGTCTATGAGAGAATCGAACTCTCGCCTCTGACGTGACAAGCCAGTACTGCTACCATTACACAAATAGACCAAATTACCTGTCTTTCCAGGCTGTCAACTACTTACCAATTAGCCTCATTGGTCAATCCTCTTATAGTCGATTTTGTGGAGCTATGGAGAATCGAACTCCAATTTATGATTTGCAAAACCATTGTAATAGCCGTTATACTATAGCCCCTTATTGTAGCCCGTGACGGTAACGATCCGTCTTTCTTTGGTCGAAAACCAAATGTCCTGCCTTTAGACGAACGGGCCAGATTATGGGTATATGCTCATCACATATTCTTGGGTTCCCACACACCCTTATTTTATTTTTCTTCCTAATCTCCATCCTTCTGGGATTAGATCTCCTTTGTCCATTTTCCTACTTTCTGTTTCGTCTGTAATCCAACAAGTCCCATATTGAGAATTATCAGCTCCTTTTCCTAAATCTTTTTCTTTTCTAGTATTTCTCATTTTTTCAAGAGTTTCAGGTTTATGTTTCTTGCCTTTCCAGGAATAGCATTGTGATATGTTATTAAATTTTACTCCTCTTTCTTTTGCCCTTTTCTGACCTTCCCTAATTGCTTTGCAGTATTTTTCTTTAAATTCAGGATCTGTCTGTAGGAGTAGTGCCCTTGCTATATTTGCTGCTACTCTTCCCTTTATTTTATTTTCTTCTGTGAAGCCTCCTTCTCCTCCAACTTTTAGATTCATGCATTGTTTTTTAGCAATTTCTTGAAGAGATACTATTTTTTTTTCTCTTGCTGCTAATTCCCTTCTTGAATTTAAAAATTCTAGAATCTCAATTAAATGATTTTCTTTTCCATGTTTATTTATAGATCTTTTTAAGTATGTTCCAGATCCTAAATAACCATCCTCAAGATTATCTGTCGAATGCATTCCTATATAATACCTACCACTTAACGTATTAGTTGTTTTGTAAATATAATGATACTTTTTTCTTGTACCGTATTCTTTCTTTGCCATGATGTACTTCCTTTCTAATAAATAGCAAGGAAATACAAAAACAGCTCTCCAGAAGAGAGGATGGGATTCGAACCCATGGACCTTTTAAGGGATCTCTAGTTTTCAAGACTAGCGCAATCGACCAACTCTGCCACCTCTCCATTTAATTTTATCCAATATGTCAATGAACTCTTATTCTTTCTTTCTATACCTAAATATATGAACTTTTATTCTTTTTAGCAACTTTTTTTAATAAAAAAACCCGAATCTTTTTTTATTTGATCCGGGTTCTTATTAGAATTTATATGTATAAGTTAATTATATCATATCCCGGTTTTGGTTGTTTTCGGTTCGTTATTATACGTAAAGCCAAAGACAATATCTCCACATAACGAATCCGACCATTGACTAATGGCTCTTTCCGCTACTATATTAAGTTGATGTATGTTTTGTTGTGCTTTCATTTTAATTGCTTTCTATATATAAATATATGAACTTTTCCTTTCCGAACCAACTATAAGTTGATTTATTTTTATGTTACTTTTTATATATTATAAATATACGAATTTTTATTTTATTATGCAACAGTTATCTTATTTATTTTTATAAGATTTTATTAATTTGCTGTCCATTGATAAGTTCTTCCATTACTTGGCATTACAGTTATATTAGGCATAACTGTTGGTGGCATGTTAATACCTGTTCTTGGTGACATAGCTGAACTAGCTAACGTACCCACTTTTACATTACTAAGTATATTCCAATTTCCTGAAACTAATACACGGTTGTGGTATCCTCCAGTTACTGTTTGTTTAAAAATACTAGTTGGATTCCAACTTGGAGCAACTTGCAAACCTCTTAATCCAACCTCAAAAGATCTAACTGATGTATTTGATATTTGATCTTGTCCTGTACAGTTTGGTCCAAACACAATTTGTATTGTTGAACCATTAGCTTTTAATATTATTTGAAAAGTCATTCTAACTCCTGGTGCTGTTTGAATAGATACATCTTGGAATTGAAAAACCATATCACCTAAAACATTTTGACCATAACTTACTTCTGGTTGTGAACCTTCGCCATTCCAAGCTGTAATTTGATTGCTGAATGAAATTAGGTACTTTGCTAATGTTTCACTTGAAGAAAATGCATTATAAATTGTTGTTCTATTTGGTGCACTTCCAAAGCCAATGAAGCCATTATTGGATAAGTATACAGTTGTCATTGCTTCCCCGTACATAGTAAATGGGAAAGGTAAAGTAATTGCAGTAGAAGTTGCATCTGTATTTAATTGTATTCCTGATTGAAATACTGTTTTGTTAACTAACGGTGTGTATACGCTACTGTTAATTGAAAAATTATAACTGTTTACAGTAGATACTGTAGCTAAATTACTCCCTGCTTTAGTAGAGTTGTTTTCTGTTTCATTTGAACAGCTTACTAAACTAATGATAGCTAGTAAAAAGAAAATTGTTTTTTTCATTTTATTTATTTTTAAATCGTTAGCTTGTAGGTCAAGTTAGATCTGGAAGATTTATTTTTTGTAAAACTTAAATGTTTTAGTATTTTCGTTACTTTTTAATTTAACTAAATAAAATCCATTAGCTAAATCGCCTACATAGATCTTATTTGTTTCTAAAAATGTTTTAACAATTTTTCCAGTTACATCAAATACTAATACTTGTAAATTTTCAACATTGTCAATATTAATATTTACAATATCACTTGATGGATTAGGGAATAGTTTAACTTGTAGTAATTCATTTTCTGGATTATTTAATGAGTTTATATACATTAAAGTAAATCTATTATCAAAAGTTCCTATTTCTGTATTAAAGGTATAAGGTGTTTGCAAGTTATGGAATGTGCCAAATTGAGAATCAAATAATATTAAATTATATCCTTCAAAGTTTGTGAATCCATCTGATGATAAAGTAAAATTACCAGGAACATTTGCTTTGTAACCTAATTGAATAGCATCATCATCATTGAAAGAACCTCTAGATTCAATCTTATAATTATTTTCATTTACAGTATAAAGGCTAATCCAAGTATTACCATTTCCATTTTCTTCATCATACCTGTAATCATTTGCAAGCGAAGTATTACTTCTGTAATCTATTAGTACTTCTGAATACTGCTCCTCATAAGTTAGAGCAATCCAGTACTGTTTTGGAACTATTATTCTATGAAAATCTTCGTTTGAATATCCCTCGTTTCTTAAAGAATTGTTATGTGTAAATGTGCCAGGATTTAATGCTCTTACCATATAGCCTTGACAAGAAGCAATATACCTAGTTGGTCTATCACTGTTAGTTACTGACTTAGTTCCTCCAGTTAAATTTAATCTAGAGTAATCATTGCTTGTAAAATTTAAAATGTTTATCCCTGAATTGCTTGGAGAAATTACTGTTGTGTGTGTCCAAAAATATAAAGTTCCTGAAATATCTGGATTTGCGTTGATAAGGTTATCAGAAAAGCAAGAGCTTAAATAAGGATTTCCAACAAGATTAAAATCATCTGTATTACTTAATGGATTACCACTCATAACTAAAGGAACTGAAATTATTCCATTGTTAGGTTGTCCTATAAAAGTAGCAGCATAAATAGTTGGTGTTGTTACATCACTTGATGCTTTGGCTGCAAATCCTATACCTGGAACCATTATGTCTGTTTGATCCATTGGTTGCCAAGCATCACCATTATCATCTTGACCATCAGGAAATGCATTGATATAAGTACCGTTATAAGTGGTCTCAATATCAATGAAGTTACTTGTATTAAACTTAAATATTCTATCTGTTACCCAAGAACTAAAACTAGAACCTAATGTACTATCTACCATTGGACTTGACCAATAAGTATAGTCATTAGCAATCATTGGGGTAGTATTTCTAATACAGAATATTGTTCCTGTACCGCTAACTGTTCCTGAATCATTTACCTGTATAAAAGAAGCACTGTCTGATAAACCTAAAGTTCCATTAACCGTTAAGTTATTAGTTGCAGAAACATATAGAAAAGGAGGTATTGTTAACATAGCTCCTGCTTCAATAAGAAGATTATAACATTTAAAACTAACTCCATTATAATTTCCTTGAAGTGTGGCATCTATAAACTCATTAGGATCTCCTAGTGACCAAGTAGTTCCATTCCAAACAGTTTGAGAATTACTATTAAATCCAATAAATAAAATTAGCAACAAAATTAATTTTTTCATTCTATTAGTTTAATTATAAATATTACACTAAATAAAATTGGTTAAATAACTACCGTTCTTTTTGTTAATTTATCCTTTTAATACTTGTTTCTTATTACTCTTCCCAATCTCCATCCATCTGGGATTATGTCTGTTCTGTTTATTTTTTTATTTTCTGTCTCGTTTGTTATCCAGCAGGTTCCGTATTGTGAGTTTGTTTTACCTATCCCTCTATTTTTAGCTGCTGCTTTGATTTTCTCAATACTCTCTGATTTGTGAGTCCTTCCTGTAAAGGTTCCAGGCCTGTTTTCGTAATGTATACGTAATCCTGTACTTACATTTGTGCTTACTTTCTTATTCCACTCTTTATCGTGTTTTCTAAGCCAATCTCTTTTTTCTTTACTTAACCTACGAGCTTCCTCGTTAAGCCCTCCTACTCTTCCCCCTTGACATAAATTTAAACAATTTACATCTAAAATCACTTCAGAAACTACCCTATACTCAGCAGCTAAAGCATCTTCTCTTGAATTAAAAAAATCTAAAATCTCCCTCTTAAAATTCTGCTTACCATACTTTCCAACCTCTTTTCTAAATCTCGTTCCGCTTCCTATGTAAGAATCGTCTATTTTGTTTGTAGAATGAATTCCAATATAGTAGTTTCCATTTAACGTATTTGTACTTTTATACAAAAAATGTACCTGTTTGTTTTTATTTATATTTGCCATACATTAATAAATAGTATGAAATTTCAAAAACATTAGCGTCAGGGCCGGACTCGAACCGGAGAAGCAACCAGTATTTCATGGATTCGGAGACCGTTCCTCATTACGCCCACCTGACTGTTTGGAGTAGGTAGGGGATTCGAACCCCTATCTAGACTTACCGTCCATGTTAGCCCTAGCAGGAACTTCCCGTTGACACCAACCTACTCTTTTTTTACCAACCTTGGTCTTTCTTATTAGTGCTCCCTAGTGTTCAACAGAACTTCAGAAGTTAACAAGAGCAGGGTTTCTGATTAATGATTTGCTTGTACTCTAGATTACTATAAACCCTTTTTCATCCGTTTAGCACCATCATTAATTAACAGCGAGCATTGGTAATTTGTTTTAAACTAAAGGTGTGTTGT